TGGAAACAATTGCAAAAATCAAGACCAATAAGAGGAAGAATCTGCCAAAAATCAAAAGCAAATCAATGATGGATTCAAGGTTCATGTGGCAAAGTTACACCACCAAGTACTTCCCCGAGTTACTGACGGCCAATTTGTTGAGGGCCACATATCGCAGGGCATCGCAGGCGTGATTGTACGAATCAATGGGAACCCCCGTGTCCTTGCCATCCTTGTCGGTGGCCCAAGTGTACGAGCGGAGTTCTTTGATGAGGTTAACCGAATCCTTGGTCACATGAAGGTTGAACCGCTTCACGATGTCAATCCCCTGCCTGACTGAATCGGGTCCCTTGGATGCGGGCTTGATGTTGAAGCCGAGGCGGTATATTTCTTCAATGGACTTCGGTTCTGCTGAATCGGCCACAATCTCCCAAGCCCTTGTAATCCCGAACTCCTTCAACCTTGTTGCTATGTCGGAGTTGGTCAGTCCACGGTGGTAGAGCAACTCATGAATAAACAAGTCGTCACCCCTGCGGTACACGGCGACCAAGGCGGTTGGGTCCGTGCTGAACCCCCAGTCAAGCCCGTAGGCGACGAATTTCATCGTGGATGGGTCAATCCCTTCAACCACCGTGTAATCCCCGTATATCGCCCCTTGGAGCGTCCCGACTTGACCCAACCCGTAGACCTTCCACCAGTTCGCCCAATAGGCTGACGTTTCGGCTTTGGTCTTAGCCTTCTCTATTTCTCGGATGATGGCAGGGTCAAGGGCTTGGTTGTCCTTGTAGGTAACGAGCAGGAACTCGGCATCGGGGTCATTCATCAATTCGGTATGCGCCCAAAATTCACGGACTGGATTGTAGTCAATGTAGATGGCGGTTCTTGTTCTTATGGCCAGTTGGTGATAGGCTTCCCATGTGATGTTGTTGGCCTCGTTCATAAATAGCACGTCCCTCCTTGCACCTCGCATCTTGTCGCTTTGGTCAGCGGAAAAGAACTCGATGTATGAGCCATGCGGGAAGTCGTATCGGAGCAGCGTTCGGTTGTATAGTTCCTCTTGGTAAAGCCCTGTCATGTTGAGCATCTTGAGGAAGTCCTTGAGCGCACCCCTGCGAAGGTGGGGGATGGATTCGGAAACTACCGAAATCTCAAGCGGTCCGCATTCGGGGTTGGCTGCATAGGAGTAGAGCAGGGACAGGATGGCAAAGGTCTTGCCTGCCGATGAACCGCCTTGAACTATTCGGACTCTCTTGCGGAATCCATCAATCTTGATTGCCGTTGTTGTTGGTGTCAACTTGTAGTTTTACGCCCTGCCATATTGGTTGAGGCGATATGGTTGCAGCGACCTCCTGCTTGGGTTGACCGTACACCCGTGAGAGTAGGGTTTCCATCGAGTAGAGCGTTCCCTTCTCAATGGACTTGCGGATGGCCGAGGCGATTGTCTTTTCGAGGACCGTTGCCGTTGGGTTGTCCCAAACCGCCTTGACTTCCTCCAAGGTCATCGCCATCATGTTTTGGATGGTGTCGTTGATTTCGGACCGCTTGTAGCCTTGTTCAACCAAGGTGCTGACGTACTTGCGTGGACGACCATTGGGGTTGCCTGACTGCCCTTTCTTGAACTCGTGCTGCTTTATATCCTCGGCTCCCATTTGCTGTTATTCTGCTGTTTTGTAAGGCAGGCCGTTCCTCTTGACCTCCAAGGTCGGGTCGAGTTTAAGCATCCTGTCCACGATGACTTGGCAGTACTTCGGGTCAAGTTCCATGCCGTAGCACTTGCGGTTTAGTTGGTGGGATGCGACCATTGTGGTTCCTGAGCCAAGAAAAATATCGCAAATCAAATCTCTTTCATTTACCGCCTTTAATATATCGGAAATTAAACTTACTGGCTTTGGACAGGTGTGTTTGCCTTTTAATTCTTCAATAATTTCCGTTACTTGCTCAAAAAAGTCAAAATTATATTTATTTTTTGGTTTGCCCCATATAAATAACGGCTCTACCTTCCTAAAATGACTTATACTTCCTCCCGTTCTTTTGTTTTTTGATAACCAATAAAAACAGTCTTTTGGGTCTTTATTCCACCAGTATTTTTGATATGCCCATCCAGTTGAAATAAAAATAAAATTTGAAACTAATTGAAGATTATCAAACCATTCATCGCAAAATTTTAGATATTCATCACCCTTTGTATCTTTATGCGAATTATATTCAAATCCAATCCCATAAGGTGGGTCAGTAAACACCATATCCGCCTTCTGCCCATCCATCAACTTCGCAACGGCATCGCTATCCGTTGAATCCCCACAAAGCAAACGATGCGGACCAATCTCAAACAGGTCGCCCAGCACGATGTCGGTCTGCAATTCGTCAGGCATCTCGTACTCATCTTCCTCCGCTTCCAGTTCCTTGGCGTTGTCAAAGTCGGGTAGGTCAAGACCCCACTCTTGCAGTTCCTCGGTGTCCCATTCATTCGCAAGCATATCCCAATCCCACTCCCCTCCGCTTACGTTGTCTTTGATAATGAACTGCCTTTGCTTGTCCTCGTCCCAATCCACGACTTGAATCGGCACGTCCTTCCATCCAGCCTCACGCATGGCCTTGAGCCTCATGTTGCCTCCAAGCACAACCATATCGGTATTGACCACAACGGGGCGAACCTCGGCCATTTCGGGCAAGTCCTTGATGGACTGCACAAGTTTCTTGAACTTGTCGTCCTTGATGACCCTTGGGTTGTTCGGGTTGTTCTTGATGGTTCCTATGGGTACTCGTTTCATTAGTATTCGATTTTGTCGATTAGGTCGCTAATCTTGTTTACGATTTTCATTTTCACTTCGTACTGGTTCGGGGCATTGGAATCGTCCACCGCTCCGATGCAGTCGCAGAGGGTGGTGATGACCATCATCAGCGAGTCCATGCGGGCTTGCACTTGGGCCTCATCGTTGGGGGCTTTGGTTGGTGAGGGCATGGGTAACGGTGTGGTGGTTGGCTTCGGCAAATTGGTCCGCCTCTTGGTAAATGTATTGGAGGGCCGATTTTACGCAGTCAGCGCACCACCAATTCGTGTTGGGTCGTCCGTGGGCCACGAGGATGGTCTGCAGGTCGTGGACCGCTTCGGGGGACAACCGCATAAACAGGGCGGCCTGATATTGCTCCCAATAGTGGCGGTGTTTTTGAGCAGTGAGGTATTCCGCTTGGGTCATAATAGGGTCAGTTGCTTGGGTTGCTCCTGCACTTGTTTAGAGCGTGCTTCAATGCGTTTCTCGGATATGGCGATGTACTCCGCCTCCCGTTCAATCCCGATGTATTGGAAGCCCTCCAAGACCGCAGCGCATCCCGTGGAACCCGACCCGTTAAATGGGTCCAAGACGATTCCGTTGGGTGGGGTTACGAGGCGGCAGAGGTAGCGCATGAGGTCGGTGGGCTTGACGGTGGGGTGGTGGTTTTCGCCCCTATCCGCTTTACTTGCCTTGGCGCAGTAGAAGAAGCGTGCCGAATCTTTGAGCAGGTCGGTGGCTTCCTCGCTCCCATCGTGGATAAAGTTGGCGGGCCAGCGGCCTTTGTCCCCACTTCCAATTGCCTTGCATAAGGTTCCATCAGGATTCCTGCTACCACTACCAAAAACCCCTCCATACGTGCCTCCGCTTAAATCATCCTCCGTCCCCACCCTTCCCCCATCCACGTTAATCGCACCCGTGCCGTGTTGCATGACGTTCTCGGCTACCGTGCCGACCAAGGGCTTCCGAGCCACCGTAATCGGTTCGAGTGCTGGTTTGAGTGCAGTCCCCCAGCCTTCCCATTGCTTTGCTTCGGGGGTGGCGGGGGCGGTGATGTTAAAGTCGCCCATGCCGCCTTGTTCTTGCCATATTGCAGTCTTGCCGCTTATGCCCTTACCCACCACCTCCCGCTCCGCACCTGCCGTCTTATCAATCGCCTTGCTTACGTCCAACGACTTCGGAAACCCCGACCCGTACACCCAAGCAATCATATCCCGAATCTCAAAGCCTGCGTCCTCAATCCGCACCGCCATTCGGTGCTGCGTCCTCGTTCCTGCAAATGCAAGAAGATGACCCCCAGGCTTCAAGACCCGAAGGCACTCCACCCAAACATCAACGCTTGGCACATCGTAGTCCCACTTCTTGCCCATAAATGACAACCCATAGGGCGGGTCGGTAACGATTGAATCCACGCTGCAATCGGGCATGGACCGCAACACTTCAAGGCAATCGCCGTGGTGCAGTTGGTGGGTCATCGGCTGGTCAGTTGCAGGATGACAACGGTCAGCCCCGCAGAGGCGAGGCCGTACACGGGAGCAAGGACCCAACCGCAGGTGGGCAGGGTCAGGGCCACCGCCACCCAAAAGGTCAGGCAGGTGACGCAACTGAACGGCTTGTGCCTTGCGAACCAGGTCTTGTACCAAACCTGCGGGAGGACATGGTACTCCGCAATAGCAAGGGCGGTGAGGGAACTAATCAATAGGGGAAATATCAGCGTGTCCATGGGATTGAATGGCGGCCTTGATTTTGGCCTTGGCTTGGTCGATTGAGTAAATGATGGAGCGGTACGGAATGCCCGTGTCCCTTGAAAGTTTCTTCATGTTCCCCGTGCGGAGGTGTAGGCGCAGTAACTCCTTGTCGTAGGGGAACGCCCCGTCCTTGGCCCAAGTGTCCATCTCGGCTTCGGCAATGGCCCACAGGTCGTCCATGAGGGAATCGTACTCGGCTTGGGGGATAGGTGAATCGGGGTCCAGTTCTTCGAGCAGGTCGTGGTGGCGGTACTTTTGGGCGAACTGGTTGTTCTTGCCTCGGTAGAGGTTCAGCAGCAACCGCACCACATAGAACTTGAAGTAGCCCTGCCCGTGGATTTGCAGAATCTTGGCGGGGTCTTTTTCCAGCAGAATCAAGACGCATTCCTGCTCCAAGTCCCTCCAAAGAGGGTCGCCCCCTGTGATGGTCAGGCAAGCCTTTCGGATTTCGCCCGTGCGGTAGAGGTCGAGGATTACGGTTTCTGCGGATGCCATGCACAAAGATTGCAAAAAAAAGGGGTCAGCGGTTAGGCCGACCCCTTGGGGATGTGTGCGGTTTTGGGTTATTCTCCGCTCGGAAGTTGCAGAGTGTCAGTAATATACGCCCCTTCAGCCGTCTGCAAATACTCTTGGGCGTTGTTGAAAACTTGCCTGCGAAGGTATCGGAGTTGGGGCTTCGCCTTGCAGTCGTTGTGGAAGGATTCCAAGTTGATGATTATCGTGGAGTAGTGGCGGTTCAGTTCCTTCCCAATAGCCATGAAGGTAAATAGGTACTCGTTGTATGCGATGTCGGCCACGATGTTCCGAGCGATGACGCAGGGCCGCTCCCTGCTTGCGGACCGCACTTGGTCGGGGGTTATGCCGAAGATGGCCGCCGTGGTGTCAACGAGGTGGTGGATGAGTGCTGGGGTCATGGCTTAAACGATTTCGGGAATGGGCATCCAATAGTTGACTTCGCTGGTCCACCAAGAATGATTTTCGGAAAACCACAAATCAGCGTGCAAGGAATAGTGGGCCACAATTTGCATTCCCTCCACATCGGTTATCAGCACCTCTACCCCATCTTTGGGCATTTGGTCTTGAGTTCGTATCCAGCGCATGGTCATGCGTTTTTGGCTTGAAGGATTCTTCCGAGCAGGGTCCAGTTGACGGACCACGCCTTGATGGTTTCGGAACGGTCGGGGCGGCTGCAAGACACGCACTCCTTGCGGATGTGAATCTGCCAGCGGCGGAAATCGGTGGGGGTTGGTTTCATGGGGTTGGGGTTTGGTTATTGGTTATTATTCTCAACGACTTGTCCTTCTTCAACAACGGTCATTTTGTAGTAGTCCGTTCCAAATCCGTATGCATCGTATTCGTTAGGACTGCCCTTGG